CGTCTCCGGAGTTTAGTTCAAATGATAATCCCAGTCCGTCTCCGGAGTTTAGTTTAAATAATAATCCCAGTCCGTCTCCGGAGTTTAGTTCAAATGATAATCCCAGTCCGTCTCCGGAGTTTAGTTCAAATAATAAGTCAGAAGACAATAACTCAGAAAAAACAATTTTTTTCATCAATGATTTACCAAATAAAAAGTTTACAGAAAAAGTAATTAACAAAATTAAAGATATAACTAAAAAATCAGTTACAAATGAAATCAAAAATAATGAAATTGTATACAAAATAGATATGAAAATGGAGGAGTTAACAGAAGAAATGAAAGAAAATATAATTCTTCAAATTAGGTATGAAATTCTAAATAGATTAAATAATGAATTAAATCTATCTTATAAACCAGAACAAATATCTATTACTTTCTCATCTGGTTCTGTAATTATAACAGTTAAAATTTTAAGTTTAGATGAAATAGATAAAAAGAGTAATTGTGAAAAATCTACGGAAGGTCCTAGAAATTATATTCAGATAAGACCTCAAGGAAAAACCGGTTTATATGTTCCAACTACTATCATCGGAGGAGTAGAACAAGATTTCGATGGTTCTAGTTCTTCAATGGGTGGGATGTCATTGACTTAAAAAAATAATATATATCTTATATTAATGAATAAAGTTTCTCTAGAAATAGATTATCGTGAAAAGTGTCTTAAAGATTATTTTGAAGAAAAACCGTATTGCAATATTGTTAATTTAACTCTTGGTGATATTGTTATTAAATATCAAAATAATATAATTTTAGTTATAGAAAGAAAATCAGTAGAAGATTTGGCTGCTTCAATCAGAGACGGTAGACATAAAGAACAAAAATATAGACTTATGAATTCAGAAATAGAATTGAAAAATATTCTTTTCTTAGTGGAAGGAGAATTAAAAGACATGAAATACGGTAAAGTAGATAAAAAAACACTTCAAGGAAGTATTATTAATACTATGTTTCGAGACGGCATCAATATTTACAGAACACAAAATATAGATGAAACAATTTACTTTATAGAGAGGACAGTAGATAAAATTATAAAGGATAAAAAATGTATTTCTAATTTAGTTCAAGAAATCAAAGAACCTAAATTAGATTATTTGGATACCAAAGTATTATCTAAAAAAAATTGTATGACGCCCGAAGTCTATAATCAACTTATTTTATTACAAATTCCGGGGGTTTCCAAGATATTTGTCAAATCCATATTAGAAAAATATACATCTATTAAGAAAATCATCCAAGAATATGATAATCTAGAAACAGAAAAGGAAAAAGAAAATTTACTAACTGATTTAGAATTAAAAGGTAAGAAGAGAAAAGTAGGTAAAGTTGTATCGAAGAGAATATATGAATTCTTAAATTTTTAACTTATTCTTCAATCGCACCTAAATTAATTAGGGCATTCTTACTGGCCAACTGTTCTGCTTTCTTCTTAGATTTTTCCTTTCCATACGCAATAACACTATTATCATTTTTCATAACACACATAGTAAAACTCCTATTATTAGGAGGTCCTTCAACGAGAATTTCCTTATACTTAGGTGTATGTTTAAATTTCTGTTGAAAGTATCTCATAAGTTGGTCCTTATAATTATAATCATTAAGGATTAAATCACTAAAATCCACAAATTTCTCTATAATATTTATAATAAATACTTGACAAATTTGGAAACCTAAACCTGAATAGAATTCTAATCTAGGATGTTCTACATTATTTTCATTAAAATCTAGATATAGAGCACCAATAAAAGATTCAAATATATCTTCTAGAATTTTTACACTATTTCTCCCATTACATTTCTCTTCTACGTGACGAGAAATAACTAAATGCTTATTTAATTTCATTTTTCCTGCCAAAGAACCTAACATTTCTCCATTAACTAGTTTGGTTCTAATTCTAGTCATAAATCCTTCCTCTTCATTTGGAAACCTATCATATAAATAACTAGCAACTGTAGCTGAAAGAATTGCGTCGCCTAAATATTCTAGTCTTTCATTAGACTTTTCTTGAAGATCTAAACAATCTTCGGGTCTTTCTTCTAATTCTACATCAACTTTGTTTTCTTTTTTAATATAGGATTTATGAATAAAAGATTGCTGATAAATATCAATATTTGTAATTTTTTCTTCTATTTCATATTCTCTAAGAATTTCATAAACTTCTTCTTCTGTAATTAATTTATTATTAGGATTAAAAGGATTAAGTTTGATAATTTCGTTTTCCATATTTATACTTATTAACAATTTTCTAATCTTAAAATCAATTTTTATTAATAAATAAAAAATTTTATTATCATATATTATATAATGCCAATTACCAAAAAAATTAAGGCAACTAATAAAGATAAAAGTGGAAAAGTTTATCAAAATCATTCCCTTGTCAAAGAAGGTGAATGTATTTTCCCATTTAAGCATAAAGATAAAGAACTTAATGAATGTGTAACCGGAAGTAAAGGTAAATGGTGTGCCACAGAAGTAGACGAACAAAGAAATATGAAAAAATTAGGTTTTTGTCCTGAAAAGAAAACAATAAGTATTAAAAAAGGTTCTTTAAAGAAGAATTCTACTGATACACAGAAATTAAATAATACTAAAAAAAATAATAGATTAAATCAGGTTCCGGATGGAGTTCCAGTAGAATTAGAGAAATATATAAGACCAGAAAAAGATAAAGTCAAAGTTAGTCATTGGGAGCATCCTAATAGAAAGAAGTTCTTGAATTGGTTTGATAAAAATTTCAAAAAATATAGAATTAAAAATGCTTCAATTATGGAATGTGATATGGATAATGAGGATTGTAAAAAACCAAAAACAAGAGATTTATTCTCAACGCAAAAAATTGTTAGAGATTATATGAGTGATGAGTCACCATATAGAGGATTATTATTATTCCACGGTTTAGGTGTTGGGAAGACCTGTGCTTCTATTGCTATTGCCGAAGCCAATAAAAATGATAGGAAAATTGTTATTTTATTACAGAAGAGTATTAAGGATAATTATATTTCAGAATTGAAGACTTGTGGTGATGAATACTATAGACATAAAAATCACTGGGTATTTAAACCTTGTTCTTCTGAAAAAAATACTGATATTTATTTATTTGCTTTGAAATTAGAAATACCTAAATCGGCAATTCAAGCAAATAATGGTGTATTTTTAATAGACTTTGATAAAGAAATAAATTATGGAGATATGACTAGAATGGAAAAGGATAAATTAGAATTACAAATTGATAAAATGATTTTATCTAAATATGAATTCAAACACACTAATGGTTTAACTTCTGCTCAACTTGATAAAATGGAAGAAACTAGATATTTCGATGATAAGATTGTAGTTATTGATGAAGTTCATAATATTATTAATGGTATGGCAGCAGGGGGTAGTATGAGAGCGATTAGATTAAATAAAATATTTATGGAAGCACATAATGTTAGGTTTGTCTTTTTGTCGGGAACTCCTATGAAAAATATTCCATTCGAAGTTGCTAAAATATTCAACGTTTTAAGAGGATATATTACTAATTATGTAATTACAATTTCGGGAAGTAATAAAAGACCTAAAATTGATTGGTCCGATATTCAAGAAGAATTATACGAACATCCTTTGGTAGATCAAATTTTAGTTGACTCAAGAAGTAATATTATTAAATTAAATAGAAACCCATATGGATTTATTGGAAGTGATAAAGGTTTAATGAAAAGTGATTTAAATAAGATAACTGACACAGATTTTATTACTAGTGTAACCAATTTCATTAAGGAAAAACTAAACTATAAAGTAATATATAGTAAGAGTGAAGTAACTACTGCTTTTCCAGATAACGATAAAGATTTTATGGCTTCTTTTTATGACGCTGAAAAGAATGATATTATTGATAAAGAACTTTTTAAAAGAAGAACATTGGGTATGGTTTCATATTATGCCAGTGCTAAAAAGGAATTAATTCCCGAAATAAGAACCCAAGAAGTATTGGAAGTCCCAATGAGTAACTATATGTTTAATAAATATGCTGCCATTAGAAAGAGTGAAATAGAAAAAGATAAAAATTCTAAGAAAAACAAGAAATCATCAGTAGGTAAAAATAAAGATAAAAAAGAAAATATTTTTAATGTAAATTCGTCATATCGTGCTTATTCTAGAATGTTATGTCAATTTGTCTTTCCTGAAATAATAGAAAGACCTTTTAAGGGTAATTTAAAAGATATTGAATTTGATGACGATAGTGAAATCTCAATTAAAATAGTAGAAACACAGAAAGAATATGAAGAGAAAATAGATAAAGCTAAGAAAACAGCTGACAGAGAAAAATTAAAAGCTGAATTAGTTATGAAGATTAGGGAGATAAAAGGCAAAAGTAAGGAATATGAAAAAAGATTACAACAGGCATTAAAAGAATTAGATAAACATAAAGATGAATATTTACAATATGATGATGGAAATCCGGAAAAATTGTCTAAATACTCGCCTAAATACGCTAGAATTATGGAAAGACTGCTTAGAGATAGAGGTTCTAAGGAAAAAGGATTAAAATTTATTTATACAGAATATAAAACTTGCGAAGGAGTTGGAATTATTAGTTTAGTGCTCAGAGCCAATGGATATTCACCTTTCAAAATTAAGAAGGATGAATTTGGAGAATGGGAATTAAACTTCGATTACAAAAATGATAAATTACCAAAGTTCGCTGTTTGGTCTGGTGACGAAGAGAGTGATATTATCTTAAAAATATATAATGATAAATTTGATGAATTACCTGATAAAATTAAAAGACAAGTAGAAACTATTAATTCTTCTAACAGAAGAGGTCAAGTTCTTGAAATTCTTATGACTACAAAACAAGGTGCGGAAGGTTTAAATACTAGAAATGTGAGACAAATGCATGTTGTAGAACCATATTGGAACCCTGTTAGATTGGATCAAGTTATTGGTAGAGCAGTTCGTATTAATTCCCATATGGAATTACCTAAAAAAGATAGAAATGTGGATATTTATATTTATTTATCTAAGGCAACTCAATCACAACTAAGAAGTGAAATAACTATTATGAATGATTTTAATGGTAAAACATCAGATCAAGTATTATATGATATTGCGGAAAGAAAAAGACACATCATGAATATAATTTTAGGTATTATTAAAGATAGTGCTATTGATTGTTCCCTAAATCTTAGTGATAATATTAAAACTAATAAAGGTATTAAATGTGTCAATTTTGGTTCCATTAAAAATAGAGATAGTTTTAGTCATACTATAGATATGAAAGACGAACCCAAAGAAAAAGAGCGAGCAACTAGAATACAAACTAAAAAAGTAGGTTACATTACTATCCAATTAAAAGACGGGAGAAAATTCGCTAGAAAAGGTGATAAAATTTACGATTTTGAAGCAGCAAAGACAGGGAGACAAGGAAATCCAGTTGGAGAAATTATAACCAAAGATGGTAAATCTACCATGAAATTATTTAAAATGTAAAATTAAAATTGAAATTATTTACCTAAAAAAATTTAAAGAAATTAAAAAATGCTTGAAATACCTAAAAATATACCAATCTTAAATTTAGGAAGGAGATGCGGACATACTGAATATATTGATTTTATTAGGTGGAAAGAAGTTACTTCGCCAATTATGACTGGGTATGATTTATTTGGAAGAAAATTTGTGGTAATCAAATTCATAATAGAAGAAAGTCAAATACCTATTATGCAGACTTTCTTCCAAAGATATTCAAATAATTATAATTTTTGGATGGGTTGTGGTCATGCCACTCAAATTTTAATAGATACTCAAGGAGGTATGAAATTGAATCAATTTAAATTCATTAATGAGATTATAAGTGGTAAAACTATGGAAATTACTAATGATATATATTCAAATTTTCCAAATGGTCATAAAGTAAGTTTATTTAATGAAAAGGAATGGAATGCGGTCAAGAAAATACAAACTCAATGGAGGTTATGTAGATATAATCCTAAATATAAAATGTGCGAAAAAGTTCAGAGTAGGAATATGGATTTAATTTTAAATACCTAAAAAACTTATTCTTTAAAAAAATATATTAAATTAAATAATTGTATTTATATTTAAAATGAATATAACTACAATTTTAAAAGACGATAAAACATTTCTACATAGTAATTCCCTTATTTATTTAACTATTGGGATAATAATTATAATTTTTTTTATTATTTTATGTAAAATAAAATGTTTAAAAAAAAATGAAGAGAAAAAAACATTAATTAAAACTTTAAAAAAAATTAATAGTTCACCAGCAATTCTAGAACATAATAAAGAAATAGAAAGAGCAGAAGAAAATCTATATACTAGATTAGTTTAGACATTTCTTGAATTCATTACTTCACTTGCGTCATCTTCTCTTGTTATAATTTTAAATACATAATTAGATTGTAAAGATTGATTAATCAGTTTACAATTTTCTGTTGAATCTGATGAACCATCAGTGTCTTCGAAATAAGTTTCTCCAGAGCTATGTGATGTTATAGTACCGGATTTAAGTATTCCGCTCGTACTGGATTCATCAGTAAAATCTATCTCTCCAGGTGGTGAAATATATAATTCCTTAATAAAACCTTCATTTGTACTAGATCCTTTTTCCTCTTTATCTAAATTAATTATATAATGTCCTTCATCTCTATTTATAAAATTATTAATATCAAATGTATCAGATGATTCATCAACAAATCCTTTAATTTTTATATTGTCCCCAATCTTGAAAATTCTATTACTAAAAAATGAATGAGTAGTAATTCTTATTACAAAGGCAAAATCTTGATGAGGAAAGTTATTTGATGCGTCAATCTCTTGATTAGAACTTGCTATTAATTCTATTTTTTGAATAGAAAAGACATCAGGATGATTATTGATATTTTTACCCTGGGGTGTCATTAAATCAATAGTTAATGATTGTAAACTTGCTAGTGGAGAAGGATAGTATGTTTTCTTTTCAAAACCCAATGGTGCCATTAAACAAAAACCTCTTTTTACTACTCTAGAATATTTGGCATTAGTTCCATAATCTGAAGTTAAAACCTCACTAGTATTATCTTTATCCCATAACAAATGAGCAAAGGCACCTTCTAATCTTTTATTTGTTCCCGAATATAAACCATCTATTTCATCTATTTTAAGAACCATATAAGGTAGTGATTTGAAATCAATATATATTCTATTATCAAATGGTAAAATAATATTTTCTATGGCAAATAAAGACCTTATCATTTCAAAAGAAACAATATTTTTAAATGTTCTTGGAATTGTACTATGAGTACTATTCTTGAATTTCACCCTGAAATTAAATCTACTTTCCTTAGAATTATTAAACCAATCTCTATCACCACTATTAATAGTAATAAAATGCTCCCTATTAATATATTTTCTTGTTTGTAACATTGATTTCTTGAATTCCTCGAATAGAGAATTATTTTCATGAATATTGTTATTTTGGGCAAGTGCTAGATCATTGGCGGTAGGCAAATTAATACCTTTTTTATTTTCTGTGGCGAAATCCAAAAAGTCATCTAATTGCCCTTTTAATTCACCTAAATTCGATCTACTCATTTGGTCATTAATTTTCATAGACATATTTTCTTGGAATTCTTTTTCTTCTTGGGTTTTTTTATTTCCTTCTTTTTCTAATAAATTATCAATAAATTGATTATTATTTTGATTTGAGTTTTCAAAATTTTCCATATTTTGTGTCATCTTAGTATATTCGGTATCTTGTAATTCTCTTTGATTATTATATTGATTATAGAGTTGCATTGGGTCAGTATTATCATTTGAACTATTATAAGTATTCATGTTATTATCCAAACTATTCAAATTAGGTTCCAAATCCATTGATTCTAATTTATAATCACTAGATTTTTCTTTTTTCAAATTCATATTTTCTCTTTCTTTCATCATTCTTTCCATTAACATTTTAGGATCTTCCTCTGAAACTATATTATCTACTTTTTGATTATTTTCTACATTATCAGATTTGACATAAAATTCAGGTCTTTCTGTCATTTTATCTCTATAATTTTCTCCTACTGAAGTATCTCTATTAGCATTAGGAATATTAGTTCCTTGTGCGTCATAACCTTTGATATTCATAGGTTTATTATTTGGATTATGCGGGTTCCCCGGAGGCATTAGAGGACCATTATTTAATCCTTTTTTTTCAATTGCTCCTTTCAAATAGGGAATAGTTTTACCTAAAACACTTTT